GTTTCCAGTCACGATACTCTAGTCATGGCGGCGGCGATTCTGTTACAATTATTGTTGGATGGTAAGGGAGAATTTTATACACCTGAAGTTCCGATTGACCAACGACAAAAGCCTCAACCAAAGGAAATTGTTGACCCATTATTTGAAGAGGAAGAAGATGATGAGTATAGCATTTAGGAGGTGCTACTGTGGGTAAAGCAAAAGACCAATACGAAGAACAGCGCATCGCAGGCTATTGGGCGTATAAGTTTAAAGAAGCCATGGTCGCCAAAGCCCCTTACACGAAGCGCTGGCAAACCTACTTTGATGCGTATTATGGTGAATATTTCAAAAATGAGAACTTGCCAGAATACAAGAGTAACTTGGTGTCTAACTATGTGTTTTCGATTATTGAGACTATTCGCCCAATTATGCTGGATAATGACCCGAAATTCCAAAGCCTTCCACGTCACCCTGAAGGAATGGCGTTCAGTAATGACTTACAAGAAGCCTTATCATATGAATGGGATAGGGAGAGTATGAATAAAAAGCTCTATCGTGAGCTAATTACGATGCTTGTTACTGGTACAGCTATTTTCTTCCTTCCGTGGGATAGTCAGGAAAAAGAAGTGAGAGCGATTCCTGTGAATCCTTTTAATATTTTCCCTGACCCGCTTGCCACATGTGTTGATGATGCAGAGTACATTATTTACGCATCCTACCGTGACGCAGAACGCTTAAAACGTATTTTCCCTGATAAGGCTGACCGTTTAACAGGTGGTCGCATCAATTACAGCGAACTTGTGTATGAAAACGATAAAAACGCAAATGTCAACAACCAAGTCCTTGTCCTAGAAGTGTGGACAAGAGATTATGAATCCCACGAATACGACAAAGAATCAGTAAAAACGAAGTTGAAGTTTCCAAAAGGTCGTGTGATTACTCTTTGTCCTGAACTCGGAATTGTACTTTCCGACAAGGCAAATCCATATGATGATGGTGAATTCCCATTTGTATTGTTGAAGGATTATGATGTTCCCGGTAAGTTTTGGGGTGAAGGAGAGGTTGCACAACTTCTTTCTCCTCAAAAGCACATGAATGAATTAAACAACGCCATTTTAGATAACGCCAAAACCACAGCAAACATGCCTTGGATTGTCGATAAAAACGCTGGTATTGGTTATGGTAAAATCACCTCACGTCCTGGTCTTGTGATTCGGAAAAATCCTGGAACAGAAGTAAGGCGCGAACAACCGCCTAGCATGCCAGCTTATGTGGTGAACGCTGTGGAGTCGTATAAGCAAGATATGGAACAAATCAGCGGCGTGTTTGATACGTTAAAAGGAAATTCTGAAACAGGTGTTTATACAGCGCAAGGCATCCTTGCTTTACAAGAAGCAGGGCAAGCCCGTATCCGCCTAAAAGTAAAACTCTTAGAAGATTCTCTTGGAAAAATGGCTTGCATGTGGTTTTCACGTATGAAGCAGTTCTGGAAAGACGATAGATGGCTTCGCATCACACGGATGGATGGAAGTTATGACTTTCGTAAAATGCGTTCCGATGTGCTCAAGTACGACTACGACATCAAAATCATGGCTGGTTCAACGATGCCAGTTAACCGTGGTGCGATGTTAGACCTTATGATTCGCTTAGCCCAAACACCTATGCCTGATGGGCAACCACTTGTAGACCGCGAAGCTGTGGCGCAGTACTTGCCAACTGAAGTACGTTCAGCGTTATTGCAACGTATGCAACAGTCCACAGGTGCCGTTGAACAACAAATCGCACAATTACAGCAAATGATTGAACAACTCAATCAGCAAATCCAAACTATTGCTCAAGAAACAAAAGGCAATGATGAACAAACTATGAGCGTGATTGAGGAACTTATGGGTGCGATTGAAAAAATCAACCAAGAAATTGTACAAGTGCAGGAAAAGCATGCTAAAATGGAAGAAGAGAAGGCAAGAGAGGAACAAATAAACAAAATCAAAACAGAATCCTATAACGCAGGGTATAATGATGCTGAAAAACTATTAAGCTCTGATTCTAAAAATGATGACACCACAGACAACCTTGGCGAAGATGTAGGAGTGGAACTCCCTGAAGACATCTTGCAAGGGTTAGAACAAATGTCTGACGATGAGTTAGAGCTTCTCTTGATGAAAAACCCTGAACTTGCCGACTTGCTTCAAAAAGTCTAGAACAACCGATAATGGACTCTAGGAGGAAATCAAATGAACATTATGGAATATCGTGAGTTAAAGGCTCAAATGGAGAAAGAGCAACAGCAATCAACCCCCCAAAAAGGAGGACAGGCTGGTGCACAAGCTCAACAAACCCCTACTACTACAAGTGAAGGTGGCGTTCAAGAACAAACACAAACCACCCCAACACCTCAAGGAGGACAAACCTCCACACAAGAAGAGTTTACACCAAACCAAAACACAGAACCTCAACTTCCTGAATTCATTGAAATCGACGGGCAACAAGTTCCGTTAGAAGAATTGAAGAATGTGTATTTGCGCCAAGCGGATTACACGCGCAAAACTCAAGAGTTAGCGGAAGCAAGACGTAAACTTTCCTACGCAGAACAGCTTTATAATGCGGTTTACCAAAATCCTGAAGTTGCGCAACAAGTGGCTAAACAGTTCAACCTTCCATATCTTGACCCACAACAGGCTCAAGTGATTGAGTTACAAAATAAATACTATGACCTCTTAATCGAAAAAGAGGTGAATGAATTAAAGTCAAAATACGGCGATTTTGACGTTTATAGTGTATTGCAATTTGCTTATGACAGACGGATTTCTAATTTGGAAGATGCGTACCATCTTTATAACTCATACTACGGTGCTAATCAGTCAGGTGATGAATCGTTGGATATTGAAGCACTTAAAGAACAAATTAGACAGGAAATTTTACAGGAATTAAAATCTAATGTAGATACCACTTCAATTATTCAAGGTCGTGGTGATTCTCAACCGATTCAGGTGAATACTCCAACTCTAACTGAAGCGGAGTTAAAAGTGGCACAAGCCTTGAACATGACACCTGAAGAGTATGCAAAATGGAGAGATAAAGGATAAGGAGAGTGAATCTTGATGGAAAAATTCATGGATTTGCAGTTGTTTGCGGTTACGCCAAGTACATCTAATACCATTCATTATACTGCAAGTGACCGCGACAATAGACAGAACTTTGGTAAACTTTTAGAGCCGGGATTGCGAAAAATCTTCTTCGAGACATATGACGAAGTCCCTGAACAATATTCTAAAGTTTACAACGTTCATGATTCGAAAAAAGCACGTGAAATCGATTGGGGAATGGGTGCTTTCGGTGACTGGACGAAGCGTACTTCTCAATTTGATAATGTAGCTTACAAAACGTTAAGTCCTGGTTTGGAACGTGTGTACATTCATGAAGCATTTACTCAAGGTTTCATGGTTACACGTGAAATGTATGACGATGACCAATATCGTCAAATCGAGAAAATGCCTAAAGCAATGGCGCGTTCTGGTCGTGCAAAAGTGGAAAAAGATGCGGCTAGCCTTCTTATCAATGGTTTCAAAGGAGACCAAGCAAGTGAAGAAGCCTTCCGCATTTACGATGGTAAAGCACTGTTCTCTAATGCACATCCTCTATTAGATAAGCCGGGTGCAACGTTCTCCAACAAGTTAACTGGCGTGTTGAATGATGTTAACTTGAAAAAAGCCCTTCAAATGATGCGTGAAACTCCTGATGAGGCTGGAAACCCTGCACAATTCCGTGCAACACGTTTGATTGTTCCTCCTGCATTAGAAGATACTGCTATTCGTCTTGTTGGTTCTGACCGTGTTGCTGGAACTGATTTGAATGATACAAACAAATTCCTCAAGAACTATGGACTTGAAATTGTTGTTCTTGACTATCTTGGTGCCGCGGCTGGTGGTTCTGATACAGCTTGGTTCTTACAAGATGGAAGTCGTCACGAATTGAACTTCTTCTGGCGTGTACGTCCTGAATTCAAATGGGATGAAGAGTTTGATACATTCGTTGCAAAATATCGTGGTTACATGCGCTTCTCTTGCGGATATAGCGATTATCGAGGAATTTTTGGTTCAGCTGGAACAGGAGCTGAATAATACAAAAAAGAACAGAGTTTTGTACTCTGTTCTTTTATTTTTTGTAATCTTGTAATATAATAGAATCAAATTAAGTGGTTGGAGGTGTATTTATGCAAAATATATTTAAAATAAACGTTGATATCGTGACTGGGA